ACGCAGGAGGGAAATGGGGGATCGGCCCGCGATGCCGTCGGTAGAGAGGGCGCGGACGTGGATAATATCGAAGCGGGTGAGCAGGGCGCGCTCGTTGGCGACGCGGTAATCGATGAAGCGTTGGCCGGTGATGCGCTGCGGGGTCACATCGAGCGGGGATAGCCACTCGATTTCGCCAGGCTGGCCTGAGCCGTCGCGGTGAATGCGGGCGTAGCCGTTGCCGCCAAGGCCGGCGCCGGTCTGCATGAGTTGGCGCAACTCGAAGGCGGTGTGCAGGTCGCAGGGGCGATCAATGGCGAAGCCTGCGGGGTGATCGAGAATCACCTCATCGCCGCGCTTAGTGCGGCGGACCAGTTGGCAAGGGAGCATGGCCACCATGTCGGCGAGCAAGCCGACGCAGGCCGTAACCGCCGCAACGCCCATGGCGGTGTGGGTGTTGACGACTGCACCCGATGCGGACGACGCGCCGACAACCATCTCGATTGCGCGCTCGCTGGTGAGTGAGCTGCGGCGCTCGACCTCATCACGCAGGCGACGCTCGGCCACCAATGCGCGATTGCGCAGGGCGACCGGGTGCGAGCTGTTGTTGAGCAGGTGGAAATTTACCACGCCTCCAGCGTGCGAGGGCCCCACCTCAAACCAACTTCCCTAAGTGTCGAAGCGTGCCAACGTAGCGCGGTAGCCGCCCACTCTTGCCGAGATCATACAATTTCAAACGCCCCAACTAAACCCATTTACAGCCCGCCCCCTGGTCCGGAGTCGTCAGGTTGTGCTGGCGAGCGGCAAAGGCCATGGCGAGCGCGGCCATGCCGTCGATGCGCCCCGAGCTGCGACCCTTGGCCAGCAGTCGACCGCCAGCGGTGCCGGTGATCACCGTGGTGGCGATGGCGTGGGCCGTGGCCATGGGGTTGCCGCCGTGCGACAGGGTGGCGGTGATGACGCGCCGCTCCAGCTCATCGAGCGGGGTGCTCATCTGGGTATAGCGCTGCGGGCAGATCAGCATGGGCAGGCCGTGCTCATCCTGGAGGCGTTGCCCGAGGCCCTGCGCCCAGCCGGGGTCGTAGGCGAAGTTTAGCACGGTGCCGGTGAGCTCGCCCAAGCGGGCGACGATGTCGCGCTCGATCTGGTTAACGTCGCTGATGGGTCCGGGTGTGAGCGACAGCCAACCCTCACGCGCCCACAGGTCGTAGGGCTGGTTATCCCGCGAAATCCGGTCGGAGAGATCCGCCTCGGGTAACCAGAATTGCCACGCACACAGGAGCCGCTCGGGGTCGGCAGGGTCAACGGCGAGGGCGCAAAATGCCGAGGTGTCGGTGGTGCTCGCCAAGTCCATGCCGCACCACAGGGGCAGGCCGCGCAGCCGCTCCCAGCTGACGGGGTAGGTGATGGCTTGGCCGGGGTGGCCGCGTGCCCATTGGGCGGGGTCCAGCCAGCGGGCGGGGCCGGTGGTCTGCCAGCAGTTGAGCTGTTTGATTAAAAACTCACGGCGCGCCCCGGGCGAAACCCGAGCACCAACGGCGAGCTTGTGCATCTCGGAGGCGGGCTTGACCACGCCAAGCGACGGGTTGGCTTTGATCCAGATGGCCGGATCATCCCAGCGGTCGGTGGCGTCGATGGTCCAGATGGCTCCAAAATAAAACGCGCCGTCGCCGTCATCGCCTCGGTAGGTGCCGCGCTCCACCGAATCCAGCAGGCGGCAGCACCGCTGCTGTTGCTCCATGCAAATCCCCTCGGGGTTGTCGCCTGCCGTGGTGATCTGCAAAACCAGCGGCGAGAAAGCCGCACCGAACGCGGAATTGATGACATCCCACAGGCCACGGTCAGGCCACGCGTGCAGCTCGTCCATGATGGCCAGCTCGGGGCGCAGGCCGTCGAGGGTCGATTTATCGGCACCGAGCGGACGCCAGTCGGAGTCGCTCGGGTTGTGGGTAAGCCGGTTGTGACGCTCACGGAATAGGCGGGCCCAACCTTGGGCGGTGCGCAGGAGGCGGCAGCCGTCGCGCCACACGATGTTGGCCTGCTCCAATTTGGTGGCGACCGAGTACACCTCGCAGCGTGCACCGGGCGGCGGGAAGGCGAGCTGATAAAGCCCGAGCGGGGCGACGAATCCCGTCTTCCCATTTTTGCGGGCGACCTCGATATAGGCGTAATTGAACCGGCGCCGGCGTGGGTCGGAGCGGTGCCGCCAGCCGTAGAGCATGGCGACAATCCACCGCTGCCAGTCCAGCAGCTTTAGGGTTTTTCCAGCGAGCGGACCTTCGAGGCCCTTGAACTGCTCAGCAAAAGCGGAGGGGCGAGCGGCAAGGGTGCAGTCGTAAACGTAGGGATAGGCCGGATCTGAGGCGGCGCGCTGGAGATCGAGCGCGTGACGACGGGCGGCGAGGTGAATCCACCGGTTGTGTTGCTTCGGGCTTTCGACGATGTGCGCAAAATAAGCGCGGGCCGGATCGTTGGCGGCGAGGGGCTTGAGGTGATCCGCCGTGAAATGCCAGGGGCGAGCGCGAGGGCGGCGCTTTTTTGCTGATTTCTTGGGCTGGGCGCGGGCCGGTTTCTTCCGCCCGGTCGCCGTAGTCACTGGGTGAACAGGCCGGTTGACTTCGACTCAGGGGAGAGGGCGTAGGGCGACCAGTTGGGATGCGCAACCAACCAGGTGGCAGCATCAGCGGGGCGGGCATACTTTTTGCGCATCACCGGCGCACCAGATAACCGCATGTCACGAATGAGCACACGGCAGGCGCGCTGATCGAAGCCAGGGAAGCCGAGCGCATCGAGGGCGTCGGGGAGTTCTTTGGGGGCGGAGAAGCGTTGGGCGGGTGTGATCATGCGGCGGTGCCGTGGGCGGCGTTAAAAGACTCGGGGCCGACGGGAAGCGCGGCGGGTGTGTTGGGTGCGCCCAAGCGGGCACGGGCGGCAGGCGAAAGCCCCAGCTGGGTGGCAGTGGCGAGCAAGAGCTTGTGGGCAGAAGCGCGGGCGGCGTGGGCGGGGTGCAGGTAGCGCCCGCCGGTGGCTGCGGTGAGGATCGCGCCCTCGGTGCGCAGCTGATCGGTAAATAGGGAGACTTCCGCCGAGGCCTGAGCGTAGGCAGCAAGCAGCGCGGAATCGTGGTGCTGAATCGAGTCCTCAAGGAGGAGGGCGACGCGGTCGTATTCCTCGGCAGCGAGCGGGGACAGGTGCAGAGGAGCAGGCGGCACGCCGGGCGCGGTGCGGGCCTGTGCGGCGGATCCGGCCTGCGGTGCTGGGCCTCGTGCTCCCATTAGCGGCTGGTTCCGATGAACTTCCCCTTGGCGTCGTAGTGCATCACCTCGGGTTTTCCGGTGGCGGCATTGGTGCGGACCTCATCGCGGCCGGCGTAGCGTCCTGATGCGTCGGCGTGGTAGGTGGTCGGGATCGGGGCGGAGGTGGTGCCGGTTGAGGCGCAACCCGAAAGCAAAGCCGAAAAACTGGTAAGAAGAATGAGCGGTAGCGGTAAAGCTGTCATACGGGGCGACAAGTAACAGAATGGCACAAAAAAAACAACGCCTTATTTTTGGGCGCTGCGAGTGAGCCCGGCACGGCGGTCAGCGTGGGTCTTCTTGGCATGGCAGCGGCGGCACAGCGGCTGGTGGTTTTCCGGTGCCCAGAAGTGCGGATCGGCCTCGCCACGGGTGACGGGTGCAATGTGGTCAACCAGGCAGGCCAGCGTTGGCCGGTGGACTTTGGCGCAGGCAACGCACAGCGGATGGGTTGCGAGGAATTGGCGAGCGTAGGCCGACCAGCGCGGCGAGTAACCCCGACGCGATGCGCTTTCGCGGGTGTCGGGAGCACGCGGCGCAGGCGCTTGGCGGCCTAGGGTTGGCGGGCGGGTGGGCATGGTTATGGGCTGGCCTCCTTCTCAGCCCTCGCGGCGAGGATCAGCGCGATGCACGCAGCCTTTGAAAGCCGGGCGTCGCAGCCCTTGACGTAGGTGCCAGCCGGTAACTCGATGTAAACGCAGTATTCATCTGGCTGGCACAGGCGCTCGATTCTGAAAAGCGTGCGCTCTAGATACGGCAGCACGGCGTCCGTGGACTTGGCGAAGGTCAAGACGCTCGGGCACATCCAGACGATGCCGTTGTTAACCCATCGGCCATTCGGACCGGATTGGGTGTGCTGAAGATACCCAGCCACCTCGACGGCGAACACCGCCGACAGCCCGGTGTCGTCAATTCGGTCGATGTTGCTCATTTGCCGCCCTCCTTTCCTGCCTCAACGGCAAATTGCTCCAGGTACGGCAGGCGGCCACGGTTGGAGTTAAAGCCCGATGGGCGGGGCTTGATTCCGGCCTCGTCGCGCCACTGGACCAGAACTTTAAGCGGGACCGATGCGGCGCGCTGGATGTCGTTGACCGAGTAGCCCTCGTGCAGGAGGGAAACCGCTCGGGGTTTTACGGGCGAATAATCACGGGGAGGTTTCCCGATCGTCATGGTGTCTAGGATTTGGTTTCTGAAGTTTTCTTTATTGAGGGTTCGGCGGGCGCGGGCGGCTTGTAGGCTCACTCGCCAGTCGCTGCCCGTGATCGTGTTGAATTGGTTCGGGGTCATCAGTTGGCCTCGATTAACCGCAGCCCTTGCACCACCTGCTGGCGGTCGCCGTTGGTGCGGAATCCCCACGCCCGCTCGCGCAGGTAGGCACACAGCTTGCGGCTGCTTCGGTAGCGCGGGCTTTCGCCGTTGTCTTCGCACCAGGCGAGGTAGGTTTTTAGCAGGCGCGAGGCCAGCACCTCATCGGCCGTGCTGCGCTCGGTGCGCTCTTCCAAGAACTGCGCGACCTGGTCGCTGTCGTCTTGGTAGTCTTTCACCGCTGCCAGCACCGCCGGCGGTGGGTTGAGCCCGCCACCGTCGGCCATGTCGAGGTAACCCCTGAGCGCCCAATTGAGGATGCCGGGTAGTTCTGCCCGCAGTTCGGCAAGGATCTCGTGGCGCGGCCGGCGCTTCTCGGGCGGGATGGTGTTCAGCCAGGGGATCAAATGGATGCGCCGCCATATGCCGTGGTCGGTGCCTTTGATCTCGGGCTTATGGTTACCCACCAGCCACAGCTTATGGGTGGGCTCGAAGTTGTAGGGCTTTTCGTAGGGGCGACGCGCGGTGATCGTGTCGCCACCCACCAGCGCCTTGATTGCGCTGTCGTTGAGCGTGCGGCTCTCGGGGATTTCATCTGTAACGCAGATTCGTTTACCTTCGAGCATCGCCTTCTTGTAATCGAAATTGTTGTCGGCCTGCTTCGCCAGCAGGGCCTCGATGCCGATCGTTACCATGTATTCGCCGGCAAGCATCTTGAGCAGCGCGGTGAACGTGCTCTTACCGTTGGCGCCGGAGCCGTAAAGGAAGTGCATGACGTCCTTGTCCACGAATCCGGTTAGGCTGTTGCCCACCGAACGGGCGAGGTAGGCGATCAGCTCGCGGTTGCCACTGAAAGCGAAGTCCAAGAACGCCGCCCACTTGGTGCACTGCGCGTCAGGGTTAAACGTGTAACCAGCGCTCATGGTGATCATGTCGCTGGGGCGGTGCTCACGAAAAACACCTTCG